TCTGCAAGTTGTGTGGTAAGTGTTTGAATTTCTGATTCCAGTTGCTTAATCTGTCTCTGACAATTAGAGATTTGATTATTGTTTGTAGAAATACCATTCAGTAGTTCGGAAAGGTCTGTTGATAATTTGGAAAAAGTGGACTCTCTCAACTCTTCTTCTTTAATTGCCGAAAGGAGTTCTTCATAACCCTTTCGTAGCTCTTCTGCTCTATCTTGAGAGTCCCTAATTCTATTTACACGAAATGACTCTTCAATGTTTTGTTCACATGTAGGACAAACCGAATTCTCTGAAAAGAATTTGTGTTCCTCTGCATGAGTGGAAATCTTCTGAGTCAACTTCCCTTTTATGTTACCATACTCTCTGAGTCTTTTTGAGGATCCTTCAAAATTCTTAATGTCTTCTTGAAGAGTCAAAACCTCTGAATTAAGTTTCTCATTATCATTCAACTTCTCATTCTCTTCAGTCAAAAGAACATTGATTTTATGTTCACACAAACTGATGTCTTCTTGACTTTTATTGTCCAGTTGTTCAATAAAGTTTTTTTGCATTTGAACTTTATCTTTGAGAGATTCTTTTCTCAGATCTAGTGTGTTGATCTCTTGTTTGATAGATCTAATCTTTTCTTTGATGAGAACATTCATGGAAGAAAAGATCTTAATGTCCAAAAGATCTTCCACAACTTCTCTTCTTGAATTACAAGGAAGTTGCATGAATGGAACAAAAGAACTTGAACCAAGAATCACGATTTGAGTAAAACTTTTATAATTCATCTTCAGAACAGTTTGTTCCAACCACTTCTGTTGATCTACAGCAGAGTGTGATTGATCTAACTCTTCACCATTTCTAGAGATTTTAAAGATGTTAGGTTTGATTCCTCTTTCGACTTTCCAATCAACACCATTTACACTGAACTCAATCTCAACCAATGTTCCCTTCTCATTGGTGGTGTTGATGAGTTGATTCTTATTAATCTTTCTAAAACTTTTACCATAAAGTGAGAAACAAAGTGCATCCAGAATTGTGGATTTACCAGCACCATTAGTTCCCACAATCAAAGTAGTTGAGTGTTTATTGAACTCCACCTCTGTGAAGTGATTGCCTGTAGATAATAGATTTTTCCATCTAATCTTCTCAAATAAAATCATGTGCGTTATCAGGGGGAATCACAACATCATTGGGTGTAATAATAAAATATCGATGGTCATGAATTTCACAAGTTTTGATCATGATCTCATCATCAATCTCCAGAACTTTCATTGTTGGATAATCAAGAGATTCCAATTGAAGAGAATAACGAGTTGCATCATCTTCATTTTCAAAGATGTAAAGAACTTGTTCTCCATCTTCATCAATGACTGAATATGCACCTTCTCTTTCCTTTCCTTCAATTGTAATAATATACATCAGGTCATCTCACACGCTTCTTGATAGATCTCACGGATCGTTGATTTCAATAAGGATTTATCAAGTTCAGTTTCTGTCTCTTCAATATAACGATCCAGAATTGTCATTGTATCTTCAACTTCATAGTCTTGTTCTTCTTTGTCATACCAACCACTAAAATCATAGTTCTCTACAATTTTAAGATCTGCAACACCAACATCATAAAGTTTGTCAATAAACTTTTCAAACTTTACCTTATCTGATTTCTTTTTGACAATTACTTTAACAATCTTATTTTCAAAGTTACGAGCATCAAACATTTGATGATCAGTGTCATCATAGTAAATGTTATGAAACAGTTGATAAGGATTATCAACATAAGTGTGTTCTAGTGTTGAAGTATCCAGTAGAGTGAAACCTCTGGAGTCGTTGACATCCGTCCAGAACATTTCGTAAGGATTGCCGAGATAGAAGACCTTTCCGTTGTTGGATCGAGTGTGATAGTGTCCAGAGTAGACACGCGAAAACTTGTCAAAGATTTCAGATTCTGTTCCATGGTCCATAACAATTTGACGGTTGACTTTGAACCCGTTGAGTTCAAGGTGACCCATGGCAACTGTTGCATCAGTTTTTTGAATGATGTCCACAGTCTCAGAATGATTCTCTTCATTGATCCAAGGAACGAACAGAACCTTGAGATCATCGATAGATGATTCTGTACAAGAAGAATAAACCTTAACATTATCATATTCTTTCAAGAGAAGATCAACTGCATTGATGGAGTTGGTGTTCTTATAATAGGCATCATGATTACCTACCATCAGATGCATTGTGATTCCTCTTTCTTTGAGAGGATCAAACACAACTCTCTTTGCCCAATCCAAAGATTTGAATTCAATTCCACGACGACTATCAAATGCATCACCCATGTGAATTACCGTGGTGATTTCTTCTTCATCTAAAGTTGGAAAGAAAACATTCTTATAAAACTGTTCAAAGTAATCATGAAATAGTTTGGACCCTTTACGACAGCCGTAATGAGTGTCAGTAATTATCGCTACTTGCATCAGTTATTATAACGAAGTTTTGAATGCACTGCATCTTTAATTGAGTTATAGTCTGAATAGTTCTGACTGTCAAGATCATTTGCATCAAAGACTTCATCAAAGTCTGTTCTTTCCAAAATCTTATTCTTAATCTCCAACTGTTTCTTCTCCATGGAGATGCGTCTCAGGAAAGCAAAGTAAATGATTTGAGTAAAGTAAGCAAAAGGATTCTTTGACTTCTCTGGATTGAAATTATGAATGTAGCGAACACAATTCTCAATTCCATCAGAAATCATGTCTTCACGAAACATGTAATTGACAAAGTTTGGTTTATAAGAAAGATGATTAGCCATCTTTAGAAAGCAGTCACCAATGTAAGTTGGAATCTGTGGTTTGGGTTTATCATTCAACTTTGCTCTTTCAACTTCAGCAAAATAATTCATCAAAGCATCAAGAAAATCTTTGTTATTCACATAGTGTTCTTTATTCTTTACTTTTTTCATTACACCATAAGTTTGTGTTGACATAAAACCTTTTTATTCATGAATTTATTATAACATTTTTTCAGGACTTGTCACTAGGTTTTGTTTTTGACTAGAATAGGTTTGTCGAGTTTGAATGGGACTACTTAAAGTACTTTAAGGGTCCTTTGGATTCACTGGGTTTTTAAAGATCTTCTCAAGGGATTTCTTAGTGTCCTCTACACTTCCTAAGTAACCCATTTCACGAGAGATAGTACTTTCAGTTGAACCTTTGTTTATCTTACGACAGAAGTCTTGATAGTAACTGATCATCTCTACATTAGATGATTCAGACATTGTGAGAACATCATCCATATCAATTACAAAAAGATCTTCACTTGAAGTCTTTAACCAAGGTTCCATTTTGTAACCATATGGTCTTCCTCTTACAATGATTTCTTCAACTGTAATTGGATTTGAAAGAAGAAGAACAGTTCCATTCTCTTCTTCAGATGCTGCTACCTTTGCAAAAACTTCTTCACCACTATACTTAAACTTTACTGTTGCATAAAAGTCATCTTCAATTGCCATGTTTACTCCTTTATCTGAATTGATATAATGTCGTAATTGAATTGCTCCTGATTGTATATCTTAACTCTTTCAATAAAATGATTCAGAGTGTAGTTTTTATGACTCCGAATTGTTGTATCATCAGCAATGTCATAAAGTTTTGCTTTCACTTTGTTTTTGCCTTTTCTTAGGACTCTACCAATACTCTGAAGGTTACGTATACGAGATTTGGATGGAGAGGCAAAGATTACATTGTGTAAGTTTTTAATATTAATTCCTGTGCTGAAGGTGCCATAAGAGGCAACAATAATTGCATCATCTTGTTCTTCAGTGATTTTTCTAACAAGTTCTCGATCTTCAGCATCCACACCACCATGGATAAAGAAAACTTGACGATTTGATGCTACATTGCTATTTATCATTTCATAAAGAATGGCCCCATGTGTTTCCACTCTTGCATAAAGAACCAAAGTGTTTCCTTTCAAATCAATTGCAAGATTAGAAATAAACTTTGATCTTTTTTCATTTGAAATCAGGAATTGAATTTCATCCTCATAAGAATCAAACTTTTGTGGTTTGTGTTTTAAAACTAAACATTGAATGTCAAGAGTTGCAAGATGTCCTTGATCAATTAACTTCTTAGTACCAGTGACCTTGTATGATGGTCCAAACAACCCTTCTAACACCCATTTATGGGTCTGTGTACCGTCTAAAGTTCCTGTGAACCCAAACCTATACTTAGCATGATGTAAGTGGTTCATAATGGTAATGAGAGACTTACTTTTAAAAAGGTGTGCCTCATCACCCATGACTACATCATAATCTTCAAAGAAACTCTTTTCTAACTTATAAACAGATTGCCATGTTGTAATGGTAACTTCATTGGTGTTTGTTTTATCTCTTCCTGCATAGATGCGATGACAATGATTCTCTGCATCCCATCCATATTCAATGAAGTCTTTATACATTTGCTCTACAAGTGATGTAGTTGGAACCACAAGTAGAATCTTCTTTTTCATTCCAACAAAGAATCTTACCAATGAGTAAATCATAAAAGACTTACCAGATGCTGTAGGTGAGATAAGAAGTTTTCTGTTATATCTCAATGCATCATAAACAGCATCAATTTGATAATCTCTTGGTTTGATATGTGTAATTGAACTTATATAATCTTTAACACCTTCTTTTGAAATCATCTCATTGACTTCAAAAGGTAACCCATAAAATTTATTATCTTCAAACTGATATGAGTAACCCGCATTCTCACAGAATGCAACAACTTTATCTAATAAACCACAGTAGATACGCTTAGTACGCATATCATAAAGATGAATCTCTCCGTTCCAGTTTCTTTTCCGATACTGGGGCATAAACTTAGCCGATTCTACCTCAAAGGTAAATCTATCTCGAAGTTCGTGTTCAATATGAGGTTCTGTGTCAATCTTCAGGTAAACTTCATTTACCTTCTGGATAATCAAATCTGCCATTCATAAAGGTTATCACCTGTCTTATTTATCTTTTATATCCGGCCTCTCTTCTCTTCCTATAATACTCTTTTAGGGTTTCACTTTTTCTTCTCTTTTCCTCTTCTGGCATAACTCTACCCTTTGTATGTTGGTTCCCCCTACGGGCCTCACTCATTCTCTTTCTGGCTTCTTCTGTATGAGTTCTACCTACAAAGTTTCCTCCACCACCTTTACCCTTTCTATTCTCACTCATCTTCTTCCTGGCTTCTTCTGTATGGTTCCAACCAGCTGGCCTACCTCCACCTTCTCCACCATCAGATATATTCACCAGTATGCCACCATCAATCTTCTTACCATACTTCTTGATTAGTTTTACTTCTTCTGTATGGGCTTCTTCTTCTGTAAGGTTCTCAGATATAAAAACAATATTTGTTCTATCCTCTGGTTTTCTTACCAAATGCCTTTTACTCTTTTGGTATGCACGACGGCCTGTTCCTTTACCAATATAGTAAGGACTACCATCTTCTCTTAGATATGCATAAACATAGTAGTCGTTTCTCATCATAAAGGTTATCACCTGTCTTATTTATTAGT